TTATCGACAGCAATGCCGACATTAATGGGATATATTGTATGGTTATTACAGCGTCAGAAAAAAGATAGGGACGCGAACAGCAAAGGTACTATGCTGCTTTTAAGAGCACAGTTGATAGAGTATCATGACAAATTTATGGAGATAGGAGAGATTCCGTCTGATGTGTATTCAAACTTTTGTGAAATGTATGATGCTTATCACAATCTTGGAGGGAACGGTATGGCTACAAAAATGTATAAAGAGATAGAAGAACTTCATCTCAAATGTAAGGAGGAAAAATCATGAAGAAGATGAGTAATAAAACTTACGATGTACTTAAGTGGATTGCAATGATTGGTTTACCAGCACTTATTACTTTTTATGGTATTGTTGGTGCTACTTGTCACATCCCGTATACAGATGCAGTGCTTACAATTGCGGGCGCGTTTGATGCAATGATGGGAACAATGCTTGGTATATCATCAAGTAAGTACAACAAGGATAATAATACAACTGAACAGTAGATGATCAGGGGGGCGTGCATACAACATGCCCTCTTATTTTTACCTAGGTTAAAACTCAGTACATAGGTTACATAGAAATTCATTAATATTACTTCCAGAACGGAGGTGAATTCAAAATGGAACAAGACATACACGAATACCCAGAATTCTCTGGTAAGAATGTCCCTGTAAAAGAAGTAGCAAGACTGATGGGTAAAGACCAACAATTTATTCGACAGGGAATCATACGAGGTATATTACCAATAGGGGTTGCTTTTAAAAAGAAAATTGTAGATTCAAAATGGAACCAGGAAAAAGAATCTACGCAGTATGACTTTTATATAAGTCCTAAATTATTATGGGAATACACAGGAATATTATATAAAGAAGAATAAATTACACGGGAAGGACAGGGTATAAATCTTGTCCTTTTTATTTTGTTGTGATAAAATGTTGAGTGCGATTGTAATATATAATATGTTCTGAATCGATGTAGTTATGTGTGAGAAAGACGCATTACAAGACGCATTTGATTTACAGGTGCAGTAATATCAAGCATCAGAACTAAATGTTACAATTAGAAGGGAAATGGGCAGAGATATTGATGGTGCCTGTGGACAGTTAAGGAATAAGTATATGGAGGAAGCATAAATACTGGGTTTGCGGCACAAATTACATTTCTCTTCTGTTGTTTACATCATCTCAACTTATCGTCAAATTTGGTGTGGCTTTGTGTGATAAGCGGTGAGACAAGACGCAAACAAGACGCAAAAGACGCATATAACAAGACGCATTAACAAGGAGAGAAACATGGCAGGAAGACGCAGTAACGGTGAAGGAAGTATCAGTTATGATAGCCGTAGAAAACGCTATAGAGCAAAAGTAACCATAGGTTGGGAACTAAATCCTGAGACTGGAAGAAGCAAACAGATTGTAAAAACACTCGGTTCTAATTATAAAACAAAAGGGGAGGCTGCAAGCGCATTATCAGAATATTTGAAGACCCCGTTTGATATTGATAATAAAAACATTACATTTTCAGAGTTGTATTCTATTTGGTTTGATGATTGGATTGTAGACCACGAGTCTCATCGATACAGAGCAAAAGCTGCATATAAATATTGTTCGTCATTGTATGAGAAGAAGATGCGTGATATCACCATAATTGATATGAAGCACTGCATAAATAATGGTTCAATCATAGAAACAAGAGGTAAATACAAAGGTGAATTAAAAACAGCATCGCCATCGACGAAGGAAAGTATGAAATATCTATTTAATCATATGTTTTCATACGCGGTTGAGGCTAGAATCGTTGATAGGAATTTTGCAAAAGAATTTTCACTTGATAAGAAAGTGGCTATAGAGAAAGAGCAGAACCATAAAGATAAAAGTCCATTTACAGAGAATGAAATGGATACATTATGGCGAAGTATTGAATTTGTACCATTTGCAGATATGATTATCTATGCTTGCTATAGCGGCTGGAGACCCAGTGAGTTGGTTAAAATCAAAATGGAAAATGTACACATAGCTGAAGGATATATACAAGGTGGAATAAAAACAGATTCTGGAAAGAATCGTATAGTTCCGATACATCCTTTAGTAATGAATATTGTAAAGAAATACTACGATGAGGCAATGTCTGTAGGAAGCAAGTTCTTATTTAATGATATTGATAAAAAGAAAGGTATTGGTTTGAGCTACGATCAATACTTAACTAGGTTTAATAAGGTTATGGAACAATTAAAATTCTCTATTGAGTATACACCCCATTACACAAGACATACCTTTATAACAAAAGCGAAAAGGGCGCATATGGATGAGTATATATTAAAACTTATATCTGGTCATAAAGAAAAAGATATTACGGAACATATATATACACATAGAGAATTATCTGAATTGATAGATGAAATGAATAGAATAGAAAAATAATTTTAGGAGCATTGGCATACAGCTGATGCTCTTTATTTTATGTAGATAATTTTGGAGTAAAATAATTACCATTATTTACCACATAATACAATAGGTATCTTATATTATACTTCAACAAAAAGGAGTATTTATGAGAACTCATACATGTCTTGAATGCGGCGCTGTCCTAAAACACTATGACTTTGTGTCGAGAAGTGTACGAACACAAAATCGAAATTCAAATATCGTTAAAATAGAACGATTCAAATGCCCAGTATGTAAACACATACATAGGGTCTTACCAGATGATTTATATCCATATAAACAATATTCTGCGGAGATAATAAACGGGGTGCTAGATGGTAGTATTACAAGTGATACATTAGAATATGAAGATTACCCATGCGAAGCAACTATGCATAGATGGCTTAATGAATTCCACTGAAGTTGTTTTTACTGATTCTCAAGTTTAACCTAGAATAGACTTGCCGGCAATAATAATCAAGGAGATGATATTATGGCAACAAAGATACGACCAGTATTATCAGAGAAAAACAAATATTACATAGACAAGCATAGATACTACGAACTTAAGCATTTTTGTTTGCAATACGATGATTGGAAGAAGGCTTATTCTATATTAGACGGATACGATTCTTATCAAGTTGGACTTGGCGTTAAATCATCAGGAGTTAGTGATCGCACGGCTGATTATGGAATGGCTAGGGCTTATTATTCTAATAGGATTGATATGATTGAAAGAGTTGCAAGATTAACTGATTTGGAACTATCTTTCTATATTTTACAGGGAGTTACTGAAGGATATTCATACGATATTCTTAAAGCTAGGTTTGATATACCGTGTTGTAAGGATGTTTACTATGAACTTTACAGACGATTTTTTTGGCTGTTAGATATTGAAAGACAATAAGAAAAAGAGGGTATGCCAGATATTATTCCGACATATCCTCTAAACTAGATTAAAGACCAACCATTCCCATTATGCCATTCATTTTATCAAGAGAAGACTTCCTTTCTCGGATAGCTCTTTCTAAGGACATTTTTGAATAAGATGTACCCTCAAGCTCTTCAATAGTCCATTCATCCCCTAAGTTTGACATTTCGTCAATAAATATTTCATATTCTTCTTTTTTCATAATTGAAATACCTCCTTAAATTTTTCGTCTATATTATACTACGATATATGGCTGTGAGTAAATGAACAGAATATTAACAAATTGTAAATTCGCATTAAAAACATGCCCTTTAATGAGAGAAAGAATAAAAGAAGCTTTCTCTTTTTTATTTTCAGTACGAAGGTGACAGTAATATGTCTTATATTCGCATTGATGAAAGTTGAATAGAAAGGAGAGTTCAAAATGGAAATGGCAGTTATATTAGCATTTATTCTTGGAGCTGCAATTGGTGTAGTTATGTCTGTTGTATTAGATAAAATCAGATGCAGTAATAGAGATGCGTACGGAATTTTCAAGATTAGACCTGTATCTGATGAAGATGGCGACACCGGTTTATATTCAGTAAATGTTGCTATTGTACCTAACCAAGATTTGCTTAATAAGAAACGAATTATTCTAGTCAGAGATTCGCAGAATTAACAAGTACTTTAATGACTATAAAATAAAGGAGGTCAATTCAATGAACACAAGAATTGTATTGGAAGATGAGATTGGACGAATCTCAGCAAAATTGAATGAAATGGAGCCAGGTACCGAAGAGTATGAAGAGTTATCGAACCTACTCCACAAGTACATCGATAGGCGTACAGAACTTGAAAAAGCAGATTATGATGCTGACGAGAAAGCTCTTGCCAGGGAAGAGGGTAATGAGCTTAAGACTCAGCAACTTAATGAGGCTAAGAAAGATCGTATTGCTAAAGTGGCTATGTGGGCTGTAGG